GGATATCAAGCAAGCATTAGACAATGCTGATTGTGATACTTTTGCAGGGTGGAAAGAACGCAAAGATGGTAGTCAAGTAATGAGTAGAGAGATGTTTGTAATCCCTCTAATTAAAGCGGTACAAGAACTATCCGCAAAAGTTGAAGAATTGGAGAAAAAATTAAATGGCTGATAACGAAACAAATGTAGTTAACATTGCTGGAACCGAATACGATCCTAGTGACCTTACGGATCAACAGAAATACTGGATTACTCAAGTGCAAGACCTTCAGAGTAAGCGTCAGGCACAACAATTCCAGTTAGACCAGATTAACGTGGCTTTAGATAGTTTTATGAACGCTTTGATTAATAGTCTTAAAGACCCCGAAACCTCTGATTTATTTGATGAAACCAAGGAGAAATTAAATGGCTGATGAAATTACGGCAGATGAAATTGCCGCGCATTTTTCCGCAATGGATGATAGTGTTAATTTAATAAATAATACTATTGCTGATGATACTAGAGCATTAGAGATATATAATGATGCTGCTAGTGTTAAAGAAATGATTACCCGCAATACAGATCATCTTGAGCTTCAAGCAAAGAAACAGTGGTACAAAGACTCTAGTAAAACCAAAACGTCTTACACGAATGCGGTTACGGCTGGTAAAGCATACGTTGCAGGGTAAGGTGAATGCCGCTTACCAGAGTTCAGTTTAAACCTGGTGTTAATCGTGAAAGCACTTCTTTTGCGAATGAACAGGGCTGGTTTGATTCTGACTTAATACGTTTCAGAAAAGGCCGTCCTGAAAAGTTGGGCGGTTGGACAAAGATTTCTGCGGATACACTGACGGGAACAACCCGTTCTTTACATGCGTGGATTACTTTGGGAGCCCTAAAGCTTATGGGCGTTGGAACCAACGTAAAGTTTTACATTGAGCAAGGGTCTCAATACAACGACATCACACCCGTTCGAGCCACAGCTACGCTTGGGACCAACCCAATTACTACAGGCAGTGCTGGTTCAGGAGAAATTACAGTTACGGCTACGGGACATGGGGCAGCGGAGGGCGATTATGTTACTTTTAGCGGTGCTACCGCTGTGGACGGTTTAACCACAGCAGATTTAAACAAAGAACACATTATAACGCAGGTGGTTTCTGGTAACAGCTACAAGCTCGATACAGGTGGAAGTGCTACTTCCGGGTCTACGGCTGGCGGTGGCACGGCTGTTGTTGCAGTATACCAAATTCATGTTGGGATTGAAGAATCCGTTCTTGGTCCCGGTTGGGGTTCTGGTTACTGGGGTGGTCAGACGCTCACTTATTCCCAAACCACCTTGGACGGGGGCATAAACGACAGCGTAACGTCGCTGGATTTAACATCTGCTTCTGACTTTGAAACAGCTTCTACAACAACAAGTGCTGCTGTAGCTGTTGGAGACACCAGCATAAACTTAGCTGATAGTTCCGGGATGCCTTCTAAAGGCACAATTAAAATAGGTAGCGAACATATTTCGTATAAGACTAATGCAGACAATAAGCTTGGTGATATTACACGGGGTGCTGATGGAACTACTGAAGCTATTCATTCTAGTGGTGCGACGGCTACTTTTGTTGGTTTAATACAAATTGACGACGAATTACTTTTATACACAGCAAAGTCGAGCAACACCTTAACCGTTATTCGTGGTTCACGAGGCACTACCGCTGCCGCCCACTCTGATGATGATATTGTTAAAGAAGCCAACGGCTTTTATGGATGGGGTGATACAGTAGCTCCATTTACTTCTGGTGAGACACGTTTATGGTCACAGGACAACTGGGGCGAGGATCTCATCCTTAATGTTCGTGACGATAACGTCTTTTATTGGGATGCGTCACTAGGTCTTTCTGCAAGAGCAACAGCACTAAGCAGCCAGACAGGGGCTTCTGGTGCGCCGACCACGGCCCGTCAAGTTCTTGTATCAGACACGGATCGTCACGTTATTTGCTTGGGTGCCAATACCATAGGGACCACGGCTCAAGATCTTTTGCTTGTGCGTTGGTCAGATCAGGAAAATGCCGTTGATTGGACACCTACCGTAACGAATACAGCAGGGTCTATGCGCCTTTCTTCTGGTTCCGAAATTATTACCGGGACGCAAACAAGACAGGAAACGCTGATCTGGACTGATTCTTCCTTGTACAGTATGCGATTTGTAGGACCGCCCTTTACCTTTTCATTTGCTCTTTTAGCAAACAACGTATCAGTGCTTTCTCCAAACTTGGTTGTTTCTGTTGGAGATCGTGTTTTCTGGATGGATACAGAGAACTTCTTTGTGTATGCGGGGCAGATACAGACAATACCCTGCACAATTCTTAGATACGTTTTTGACGATATAAACCTTGAAGAAAAGCTAAAGTTCTTTGGGGGTTCTAACCGGATGTTTGACGAAATATTCTGGTTTTACTGTTCTTCTAGTAGTGATGATATTGATCGTTATGTGAAGTTTAACCATGCAGAGGGAACCTGGGACATTGGTTCGTTGTCAAGAACTGCTTGGGTTGATTTTGGATTGTTTAGTAAACCCCGTGCTGCGGGAACTGTGAACAGCACAAACTACATCTATGATCACGAATCAGGGACCACGAATGACGGTTCCGCAATGACTTCATACATTGAGTCTTCTGTGTTCGATATAGGAGACGGCAATCAGTTTGCTTTTATTAAAAAGCTTATACCAGATATTGATATATCTAGTGCGGCGAATAATGGCGTTGACTACATATTGAAGACCCGTAACTATCCTGGAGAAAGCTTGACAACCAACTCCACAAGTTCTGTCACGAGCACTACCAAACAGGCTGATGTAAGAGCACGATCTCGTTCTGCTGTATTGCGTATTCAGAGTAGTGCTGACGATATTTCTTGGACGTTGGGTGATGTCAGGATGGAAATTCAACCTGACGGGAGGCGATAATGGGTAAGTTACTCGAAACGTCCCTTCCTCTTGCTCCTGTTGAATATGACCAGCAAACGATGGTTCGATTGGTTCAGCTTGTTGAAAGGGCTCTTACGACGAAGGAAATGCCCTCTGTCATAAGCGGCGAAGATGACACAAATGGCATGAATTGGTTTATGGACTAATGGCTTCTGCATACAAAAATATAGCAAAACTAGTCGGTTCCACGGGGGATGTCACAATTTATACGTGTCCCAGTGAAACACAGGCTATTGTTAAAAACATACAATTGTATAATAGTCACAGTGGGACTATAGTTGTGTACCCAAAGATTACCGATAGTTCGGCATCTGTAACGGTTACGTTAGAGAAGAACAGCATAGGAACTCTCGCAGACACGTCACTTACTGGCCCTTTCGTCTTAGAGGCCAGTGATGCGCTTATACTTAATTGCGATACAGCGGATAAGATATACGCTTTCGCAAGTGTTCTGGAGATTTCATAATGACGCTCAATACATCACCAAAAACTCACGGCGAACCCAGCATTGAAGCTGTAGCTTCTGGGTTAGGAACATTAGGACGTTACGGCGACAACTACATGGTTCACGCCGCTGAAGGTGAGACGATTGTTCCTAGAGAAATTCTTGAAGCCAACCCCGGATTAAAAGAAGACTTGTTCAGACAAATGACGATGATGGGTATTGAAAACCCTAATCGTTATGTTGTTGGTGATCAGTTAAACTCTATAAACCCAATCACTGGCCAGCCAGAGTTTTTCTTTAAAAAGATATTCAGGGCTATTAAGAAAGTCGTTAAGAAGGCGGCTCCAATAATTGTTCCAATGCTTGGCAACATGATTCTGCCCGGTATTGGTGGTCTTATAGCGTCAGGATTATACACCAAGGCACAAGGCGGATCATGGGGCGATGCTCTCAAAGCTGCTGGAATGGCTTACTTGGGCAATGTTGCGTCAGCAGGAATAATGGGGGGAATAAACGCTCCCTCTGGCCAGTTCTTTGACGGTTTTTCAACTGGTATTGGACAAGGTATTACGGCTCCATTTGATGCCATATCTGGATTAATACAAGGTGGTTCGGCAAGTCCTTTTCAACAAGGTATTTTTGCATCAGACCCTGCTGGTGCCGCTGCCCCAGGTATTTCTTTAAAAGATAAAATAATAAGGCAGTATGACCCTCGATACCTTGAAGGTGCAGCAACAGCAGCACCAGTATCAGCAGTGCCACCAAATGACGCGACCAGGGTCAAACCAACCGGGCAGCCACTTGGTCGAGCCCATCCCCGTATTATTCAGCCAAAGCCGACAACCGGAAAATTCAGTGATGCAATGCCTGAGTGGAGACGAAATTTAAATCTTAGTGGTGAAGACCTTGTAGCAAAATTAAAAGAACAAAATCTTTTCAAAGGTCATATTGAGGGAGATCTTGCTAGCAAATATCCAAACATATCTGATCGCCAAATAGGTATGATAGCACAAGGCGAATACAAACTGGGACCAGGTAGTTGGTCCACAGACGTTGGTCCAGACAGTTCTATAGATAGTTTGGCTACTTCCGGGCCAAAAGACAACTATTTCGCCCTAGACCCAGACTATGGCGGGAGAGCATTTAAACTTACTCCTGCTGACTATGGCTTGCAAGGAAAAGAGGCACTTAAAGCAGCTAACTATCCCGGTGGGGCTGAAGTTACAATTAACGATAAAGATTTGATAGTAGAAGCAGTTAAAAGTGAGAAGGGAGATGTCATAAAAAATGTTTTTAAAGACAAAGTGCCAGTAAGTGACCGTGGAATGTTAGGTAAATATATTCTTGGCCCAATTGAAAGAACTATAGAACCACTTGTGGGTGGAAAACTGGCTAAAACAGTATCTCCATATTTTGCCGGAGCAGGGGCGTTAGGTTTAGCTGGTTTGGCTACAGGTGCTTTTAAAGACGATCCTCCGCCTCCACCAAATGCAACACAACGACAAATGGCGGCGTATGACGCATATCTAGCAGCCAAGGCTAGAGAAAATCTGACAACAGAACAACATCTGCAAATGAGAGCCGCAGCAGGTATAACTCCTCAATATAGCCGTTCTCAATTGGCAAGAATTATCGGACGTGATGTTAGTGGTCTTCCCGATTACTACTTTACTGCCGCTGGCGGTGGTGAAGTCATGGGTCCAGGTACAGGAACCTCTGACAGCATTCCGGCAAGGCTTTCAGATGGTGAGTTTGTAATGACAGCTAGAGCCGTTAAAAACGCTGGCGGTGGTGACAGGTCTTTGGGCGCGGCTCGAATGTACGACATGATGAACCGTTTTGAGCAAGGAGCGGCATAATGGTTGATGTAACAGAAAGCACACAAACTACCCGTCAAGCTC